GAGTGTTACCATGCCGTTCCATACTCAGCCCAGAATAAGAGCGAAGTGGCAGAGCTTCATTTAAAAAACAGAGAGAGACTAATTGAGCAGGGAGTCTTTAACCCATTAACAGAATAAGGAGAAAGTTATGTTAATAATGATTGGACTAACTATAAGTGTATTAGTAACGATTGCTTCTGCAATAGCAGCTATTACACCAACACCTAAAGACGATAAGTTTATAGGTAAACTTTATAAGATTGTGGATGTTTGTGCTTTAAATATAGGAAAAGCAAAGCAAGAAGCAAAGAAAAAATAACAAAAAAAGGAGCAGATAAAGGTGGTTAAAAATGAAAGCAAAAGCATTGCTTTTTATAACAATATGGATATGTATAGGACTTCTTGGTTCTGTTTCTTTGCGATCAGCAGAAAACGAACCTGAAAACCCTGATTGTACTGCTGGTACTGAGTTTTGTGAGCAAAATTCGTTAGATACTACGAACAATACCACGACAAATAATACGAATACCAACACCAATACCAATACGAACACCAATACCAATACGACAACGACTACTAGCACAGCAACTAATACGAATGCCAACACCAATGTCAACACAAATACGACAACGACAACGGCAACGAATACAAATGCCAACACTAATGTTAATACGAATACGAGCAATAACACTAATGTAAATACCAGTACAGCAACGAACACAAATAACAATACAACGACTGCTAATAATACGAATGTAAATACATCAACAGCGACTAACACCAATGTAAATAACAACACCAGTAACAGTACAGTCAATAGCACAGTTAATTCAAATAATACAAGTACCACGAATAATACGAATACGAGTACCAGTAGCAATACCAATGTGAATACGAACAACAACACGAATAACAGTACGAGTACCAGTACCTCAAATAACACCAATACCAATGTGAATCAATCCACATCCGACTCTAAGGTGGAAACAGACAATACCAATACGAATAACAACAACAGTGTTAGCGATAATACGAATCGGAATATTAACGAATCCAACACCACGCAAACAATTAAACAGGAAATAGAAACTAAGGCTCCTCCTGCATCGGCAATCGCTCCATCAATTATGAGCTATAGCCAGGATTTGTGTACTACAGGTCGTTCAGGAGCTTTTCAAGGTCAAGTATTTGGTATTTCAGGTGGCAGAACTATAAGAGATGAAAATTGTGAAAGATTAAAGCTAAGTAAGTACATCTACGATATGGGTATGAAGGTAGCAGCAGTATCTATACTTTGCCAAGATGAAAGGGTATTTCAAGCAATGGAAATGGCAGGTACGCCTTGTCCTTACATGGGCAAGATTGGTAAGGAAGCCTCAGAAGGTTGGAAAGCAGACAGAACTGCAAGACCTGATTACAAGATGAAAAGAAAACAATTCATTAAGGCATGTAAAGACACTAAGCATGTGCAAGGAGACTTAGATGGTCTTAGAAGAAGTAGATGGAGTTGCGTAAATGAATGGAATAAAAACGCCACGAACTAAAGCTAAAGATAATGGATTGACTTGGTGTTTTGCAGCCAGTTTAATTTTAGCTGGTGTTTTTGCGTTAGGTGTTACTCAGCTTAAAGCTGACTACATTTACGAAGCTAATCAAGATTTATATGACTTGCAAACCAATTCAGCAGGGTCAACAGGGTTAGGATCAAATGATGATTCAGTTTCACCAGCCTTCGATTTAGGCTTTACCTTTACCTTTTATGGTAATGACTTTACCAAAGCGAGAATGGCTACTAATGGTTGTTTGCATTTTAATTTGACAGGCAGTTATTGTGGGGATTACACACCTGATCCGTTGCCTCAATACACTAATACTTTATTTGTGTTTTGGACCGACCTAATAAAAGATGGTGGTTCAGCGATGAGAGCTAAAGCCTTTGATGATTACACTATATTTGGCTGGTATAACATGAGGGAATATAATCGTGCTAATTCTGATAACAGTATAGAAGTCTGGTTATATCCCAATAATACTTATGAGTATCGCTATGGTGAACTGGATATTATTAGTCACGATGTTTTGATAGGAGAACAGGGAAGTTCCTCACAGATTTATACTTATCATTTCTTTGACGAATGTAATACAGGAACGACTAACATAGCTGGAACTTGTGTTAGTTATGATTGGAACTCCAGTAGTAATGCAGTGAATACTTTATTAGAGGATGGGGGTTCTTTGTATGGTGATGGCACAGATCAATCGGCTTGTGCAACCACTCCTTTAACTTCAGTAAATTGTGCTGGTTACGCAGCAGCTTATCTGGCTCAACAATGTGCATTAAATTCTTTACACAGTGAAAGTTGTGATGGTTACGCAGCAGCTTATTTAACACAACAATGTAATATCACTCAGCTTTATAGTCAGGAGTGTCCTTCTTACTGGAGTGCTTATGATGACCAACAGTGTGAAGATGATCCTCAATACAGTCCTTCTTGTGCTGGTTATACGACTGAAGCTTCTGTAGCTTATTATGTTGAAGAAGAACAATTTGACTATGGCTATGAAGAAAACTACGGCTATGAAGATGAGTATGGTTATGAAGATGAGTATTGGATTGACGATGACCCATACGCAGATATGTATTTTACTGATGCTGAATGGTATGAAATTGACCTACAAGAATTTGGACAAACACAGGTAGATGAATGGTATGGAACAGATGTAGCTTTTGATAATGAAGGCTGGATAGAGTGGGATAGTTCTTCATTGGAAACATGGGAAGAATTAGAGGCACAAATGGATATTTATGATGAATTTGTAGAAACTTATGAATATATAGAAGAAGTTTATTTAGTTTCTTATGATGAATTTGAGCCAAATCCACTGCCTTTTGATACCAGTGAAGAATTAATTGAGGAGTTTGTCTTTCACGAAACTGTTTTAGTAGAAGATTATGAGGACTTAGAAACTTACATAGAGTTTGAAACTGTGGAAGAACTGGATGAGTGGTACGAAGAAGAACTCGCACAATTAGAAGAAGAAGAAATCTTTGAAGAAGAATTAGTAGCCGAAATTGAAGAAATACTAGAAGAACCTGAAGAAGAATTTATAGAGGAAGTTTTTGAAGAAGAAGTAGTAGAAGAAATCTTTGAAGAAATAGAGGAAGAACGATTAGCAGAAGCAGAAGAAGAAGTCTTAGAAGAAAGACTAGCTGAAGAAGAAGAAAAGAAAGGAGGAATAACGGCTGCTCAATTAAATGTAGTTGCTAGTACCATACAGGCTGCCTCTAATAGTGTTTCAGGGACTACAGCAGGGACAACATCACGAACAGGTGGTTGGGGTTCTACGAGTTCAGGGGGTAGTACCTCTGGTTATGGTGGTTCTTCAGGTGGAAGTGGTTCAGCAGGTAACACTACTACAACCGCAGTAGCTAGTGCGGCTTCTGGTGGTGGTGTTTCTACCAGTAGTTCGCCCAGTATTTCAGACCAGATACAAACTGCACAAGTACAAACCAATACAGTATTAAGTTTAAATCAGGATATGGGGTCAACGAGTGGTATGGGTGGCAGTACCCAAACAGTTAGTAATGTAACTACAGTAATAACTGCGTTACCAACTTTTGATTCTACTCCCCAAGTGGTTATGGCAGATGTGCAAGTAACCGATATGCAAGGTCAAATAGATACTGCTGTATCAGGTGTAATGACCGCATCAGAAGCAGACCAAATAGCAGACCAGATAATTGCCGATAATATAAAAGAACAACAAGAAGCAGGACAAACAACTCAAGAAGAAACTGGACAGTATGGTGATGAGTCAACACTGGTAGCATTTTTAGGATATGTTCCTGGTTTTGATGCGTATAGAGAAGCTACTATTCCTCAAGCTGAAACATGGTATGAGTCTAAAGCAATTTATGCGGATGCTTCAATTTCAGACAACATAAACGCATTTTATGGTTTAGCAAGATCAAATCTTAATATTATGCAAAATTTAATTAACCAACAACCTAATTTATGAAGATTTATTTAACAGAAATTACTGTAGATGGTGAAACATTTTCTGGTCCTAGCATTATGGCTTTAGATATTATTGATGCGACATTAGTAGCTAAAGAAATTAAAGATGGCTTAGTTGTTGTAGGTGAATTAACAGATTTATTTGATATGGAAAGTTATTTTGAAAGTGTCGATAATGAAGTAACAATACATTAGGAGAGTAATATGGAATGGTTTAAATCAAAGGCAGGACAATTAATAGCTTTAGCAACTATTGTAAGCACATTAGCAGGATTTGGTTATGCAGGTGCTGGGTATGTTAATAGATTAGAGAATTTAGAAAAGAAGATAGGTGGATTGGGTGAAACAGAAGATGCCCAACAAGCAATAGAACAAAGATTTGCAAGTATAGAAACTTCAGTGGAATATCTTGAAAAAGAAATAGATGGTATAGAAATACCAGATACCAGCATTTTGAAAGCACAACTAGAAGGTTTATCTGTAGCGATGAGAAAGGCGGAAGAAGATATATCTAAATTAGAAGATAGTAGCGGAAATCCATTAGCAAATTAGCCGACCCCTGTCGGTTTGGAGTCAGTCTGCTCCTGCTCTAAATTGGCAGGGGAAGGTTTTTAAGGAGCATATATGAAATTATCAATAGGTTTAGGCATAGCACTATTATTAGTTGCTGGAGGTTCTTACTTCTGGATTGGAAAACTTAATGATGAAATTGCTATTTTAAAAGGTAATGCCATTGTTCTTGAGGGAGAAATTAAGAAACAAAATGAGCAGATAAAAAAACAATTAGCGGAGCAGAAAAAAACTTACGCTCAGATAGATAATCTATCTAAGAAAAATCAAGAAAGTATGCGTGAAGTAAATGCTTTAAAACAAACATTTGCTCGCCATGACTTAGATGCTTTAGCTATGGCAAAACCAAAACTACTGGAAGGTAAGGTTAATAAGGCAACCAAGCGTGTTTTTGATGGCTTGGTAGAACTTACTGACCCTAATCAGTTCGATGAGCCTGAAGAACCAGAAGGTAAGGGTAAAAAAAAAGTAGATGGCGATGGAGGCGAGTAAATGAAGATAATTAAATTTTTATTTATGTCTTTTATCTTATTAGCTTTAAGTGCCTGTTCTATGTTTCAGTTTGGAGGAGTAAAGACAAAACCAGTGGAAGTAGTGAATATAGAAGAAAGACCACCTATGTTTCATCCTCCATTACCAATGGAAATGCAACTGGTTACTGTAGATTGGGAGATATTAACACCAGAGATATTACAAGAATATCTACAACTGGTAGAAGAAGGAAAGGCTCCGAGACAGGCTTATTACGCACTTACTACTAAAGATTATGAAAATATTAGCAATAATATGGCAGAGATTAAGCGTTATACGAGAGATATTTTGGCGATTGTTGAATATTATAGAAGTCTTGATGATGAGGAAGAAGATGATGGATAAAGAGAAACTAATGAAAGAGCTTATTGCTGATGAAGGTTTTAAATATGAAATCTATTTAGATCATCTTGGTTATGAGACTTTAGGAGTAGGACATTTAATAACTAAAAAAGATGAAGAGTACGGAAAGCCAGTAGGTACTCCTATTTCTGAGCAAAGAATTAGAGAATGTTTGGATAATGACATACAAATAGTTTGTGATGAATTAGACATGAAAGAACCTTGGTGGCGAAGTCTTGACGATAATCGTCAAAGAATAGTAGCCAATATGTGCTTTAACTTAGGCTATCCTCGTTTAAGTGGTTTTAAGAATTTTTTATCAGCATTACAAGTTTCAGATTTTGAAAAAGCCGCAGTAGAAATGATGGACTCAAAATGGGCTACGCAAGTAGGAGATCGAGCAAAAAGACTTAGAGATAGGATGTTACATGACTCATAAAAAAACTAGAGATTACGAAAAAGAATATAAAAATTATCACAGTTCTCCTAAACAGGTTAAAGATAGAATGGCTCGTAATAGAGCTAATTATAAGATGAAAAAAGAAGGAAGAATAAAGAAGGGTGATGGAAAAGATGTCCATCATAGAGATGGAAATCCACATAATAATTCCAGTAAAAATTTGAGAATTGTAGGTAAAAGTAAAAATAGAAGTAGAAAAAGGACAGCATAATGCCGCTAACTAAGTTTAAATTTAATCCAGGAGTCTATAAAGATGGTACTCAGTATACTGATAATAATGCTTGGTATGATTCCGATAAAATCAGATTTAGAGGAGGTAAACCTGAAAAGATAGGTGGTTGGCAAAGAATTTCAAGTAATACCTTTAAAGGTACTTGTAGGGGATTGCATAATTGGCAGGATTTAGCAGGTACTGATTATATGGGAGTTGGAACTCATTTAAAGTATTACATAGAATTAGGTGGTGCTTATAATGATATTACTCCTATTAGAAAGACTTCAACTAATAGCATAACCTTTTCAGCTACTAATGGTTCGTCTACCTTAACAGTTACAGACAGTTCTCATGGTGCACAGAATGGTGATTTCGTTACTATTTCAGGTGCTGTTTCTTTAGGTGGTAATGTAACGGCTGCAGTATTAAATCAAGAATATCAAATTGATTTAGTATTAACTGCGAATACTTATAATATAACTGCAAAAGATACAAGTGGAGATACAGTAACTGCTAATTCTAGTGATTCAGGTAATGGCGGTTCAGGTGTTGATGGTTCTTATCAAATAAATACTGGAACAGACTCATATGCCCAATCTACAGGTTGGGGTGCAGGAAATTGGGGAAGAGGAACATGGGGTAGTTCTGATACTGCAGGAACAAATTTAAGACTTTGGACTCATGACAACTATGGTGAGGACTTAATTATGGCTCCTAGAGCAGATAATGCATCAGGAGGTGTGTTTTATTGGGATTCAAGTTCTGGTGTTAGTACAAGAGGTGTAGCTTTAAGTGCAGTAAGTGGAGCTAGTGATACACCTACTTTAGTTAATCAAATTATGGTTTCAGAAGAAGCTCGTCATGTTATTGCTTTTGGTTCTAATCCTGTAGGTTCTACAGATCACGATCAAATGTTAATTAGATGGTCTGATGCAGGAAGTGCAGTGGACTGGACTCCTACTGCTGTTAATAGTGCAGGTGGACAACGAATTAGCTCTGGATCAAAAATAGTAGGTGCTGCAAAAGCAAGAGGTGAAATAATATTATGGACTGATGCAGGAATGCATTCAATGCAATACATAGGTGGAGATTTTGTTTTTTCATTTAGACAAATAACAGAAGGTCCATCTCTTATAGGACCAAATGCTGCAGTTAATGAAGCTAGTAGGATATTTTGGATGGATCGTGGTAATTTTTGGTACTACGATGGTGCACACCATATATTAGATTGTACAGTTTTAGATTATGTATTCAGTGATATAAATTTGTCTCAGACCTATAAAGTATTTGGTGGTGCTAATGCAGATTTTTCAGAAGTATGGTGGTTTTACCCATCTGCAGACTCATCAGAAATAGATCGTTATGTTATTTATAACTATAAAGAGAATTTATGGTCAGTAGGTTCGATGGTAAGAACAGCTTGGAGTGAAGCTCCAACAAGAAATGTTCCAGTAGCAGCAGGTTATACAAGTAAATATCTATATAACCACGAAACCACAAAAAATGATGATGGTTCTGCAATGACTGCCTATATAGAATCTGGTGATATTGATTTAGATGATATTGGAGATCGTTATATATTCATCAGTAAAATAATACCTGATTTAGCATTTTCTGGTACAGGCACACAAGAGGTTAGCGTATCAATAAAAGGAAGGGATTATCCTTTTGATTCTTTGTCTACTTTATCTACTTCGACTATAACAAATACAACACAACAAGCTTTTATTAGAGGTAGAGCGAGACAAACTGTAGTTAGAATAGAAAGTTCTAATCAAGATATGGGTTGGCGATTAGGTGATATGCGTTTTGAGTTAAGAGCAGACGGAAGAAGATAATGGCTGGAAGAGGATCAAGAACATTAAATTTACCTCCTGCAGAATATAATCAGGGAGATGAGAATTTATTTAGACAAACACTTACTCAGATACATACTGAGATGAATAATGACAATATGCAGGTAGAAAAAATGAAAACAAAGATTTCTAGTCTAGCATTTAGAAGGCATCAGTTTCTTTTAATGGGAGCAAAAAGTGGCTGATATAATAAAAGTTTTGGGTCAAGTAGACCCATCCGCTACCACTACAACAACCTTATATACTGTACCTAGTGAAACAGTAACTACAATAAGTTCTATAGTGGCAGCAAATAGAACAGGCTCTGCTATTAC